TATCTCCGCGCAAAACCTTCTGACGGAGGGTTGACGCCTGTAGTCTCCCAAGACCACAATTAAAAGCAAAGCTACACAAGCTATCGAACTGACCTTGTGTAAGAGGAACGGGACATAATCGTGTAACACCCTTTTCAAACCTCGCTAAATCTTGTCTTAATATTTGATCAATTTCTTGGATTGTAAACGATCTATTCCATTCTGTGGGAAGAGATTTACCGTCTCCAATCAAATGACCGACACCCACTGTCCACAGTCCGATGCAGTCTCGATATGGCCTTAACCTTACACCCTCATGGTGTTTGATCATTTTTAGAGCTTCGTTTGAAACTCTCATTTGCCACTAAACTTTTCCCATTGACGAGACCCAAAATAAAAGCCAATTATGCTCGAAACAATGGCCATTTCTTGGTCTGAAAATACTTCAGTCATAGCTATGCTAAAGTCAACACCCGTCCAAATAGCCCAAGCTAATCCTGCTACATCTGTAAATACAAGCAATCCTACAAAGGTAAACGCCACATAAGGACGTACTTTTGCGTTTAAATCTACAACAGGTTGTGAAGCTTTGTCCATAAGAGTCTTGTCATGGTCGTAAAGCGCTGTTCTTTCTTGTGCATATGTCTCGGCTTCTACTTGGTGAAGGCGTAACTCCTCAATCTTTTCTTGGGATTGAAAGCCTTTTTCAGCCATGGCAATTTGTTGTTCCATAGCCATTTTAGCCATGGTTTGTTCATGCTTTTGATCTGCTTTATTTTGAAAAAATGAAAGTAGGTTAGGTAAGCCTGATGAAAATATACCTAATAAACCTGAGAGTATGGATAACATTATTTGCCTTTCCTTTGCATGTCGTGTTCTTCTAAAATACGGATACGAACATTAAGTTCACCCATTTGTGCTTTTAGCTCTTCTTTTAATTTGGCTCTAGCTTCTGCCGAAATTGGGCTGTCAGTTGGCACACCTTGTTCTGTAATAAGATTAGGCATTTTAGATTTGATGCTAATTAAGTCTGCTTGTATAGACGCCATCGAAGTAAGTAGCCATGCAATTGCTGAAACAATTACAGGAAACAACATACTTGCTATTTTATCCATATTCATTTGAGTACTATGCTCAGTAATAAAAGAATAATGGCACCCGCAGATGCCATTAGGATACCTTCTAATCTTTTTAGTCTTGCGTTAATTGCTTCATATCTCAACGCACAAACTTCCTCGTGAGTACTTAGTCGGTTGTCAACCTCGTGTATTTGCTGTTGAGACATAAAATCATTCCTTTATTCTGCTTTTGTTTCTTGATCTTCACGAGCTTTTATAATTGCTTCAGCTTGTGGAGCACCTTGTTCTTGTATTTGTTTAATCAAAGAAAATACATTTTGATAAGGTAACGTACCTAAATTCGCAAGTAAAGCGTTTGTATCTTCTAAAGACAATTCTAATTTAATCATTTAAATCTCCTTTTTTGTGTTATTTTTAAACCTAGTTGTTTCTGTCAAAATATTTAAGCCAATTTTCACCACTACTTCTTACATAATGCAAAAATACTTGAGCGTATTCCATTCCCTCAAAAGCATCTCGTCCGTGTTCTGATGTAATTCCTTTATAAATAACAGCTTGACCTGGCTTTAATTCAACAGACACTTTCTTTCCTTTAGGGTTGGTAAACCAAATAGGCCATTCTTTGTCGCCACCTAGATGTAAACTAATGCTAATTTCACAAGCTCCTCTGTCTGTGTGTGGCGCTAATACTTCGCCATTTTTATATATTCTTGCATAAGAGTAAGTAGGTAACATTTTCTCCTTCATTATCTCATTCATGTAAAGCGTTCTATTTACAAGTAACTCTAAAAAAGGCTTATAATTATATATAGACATTGATAACGAACACTGACCATCATCTCTTATAAAGTCCTCAGGCCATTTATTGTAGTATTTTATAAATTCTTTGTAATAATTGTTAGCTTCTTTGCCACTTATAAAGTCTACAATTATGTAATTATTTTCTTCTAATTTTTTATTCATTTTATGTGTACAGTAGACGTTTCTTTATCTATTGTCATGGTTCCATAACAACATATATTCCAATCGTCATGACCATTTCCATTTGAAGATACTTCATCATGAATAGGAACTTCTATTTTTATATGTTTGCAAAGATATTCAAAATCATTTTCAAATACGCGCCAAACATGATCTAAAGACCCTCTCCCCGTTTGACCTCTTGATTTATTAAATCTAATTAAATATTTATTTGGTTTGGTAGCCATTGTGCTTTTCTAGGTCACATTTTATAAATTCACTAGGAAATAAATTTGACCAAACAGTTCCGTCTTCTACAGCTTCTAACTCATGCCACTCACCTGCTGTTAACACAATAGGCTGTGACTCTTTTGTCATAACAAGAAATACATTTTCTTTTGTCACTTTTAATTTTCCCGCATAGCAAACTGTAGCGTGAGTATATCGATGATCATGCCTTGGAAGTCCTTCTCCATTGTCTGCATGATAAACATTGACATGCGTGCCATCGTACTCAAAAGAATGTTTAGGCATAATGCCTTTAACTATGGCCATTTATATAACCATAAGACCTTGAGATAATGGTTGATCTTCAGATGCCTCGGTAGCAAATAATTCTTCCGAAGTGTATTCAATTTCTTTTCCAATATAACTTTTATACTGAGAAACTAATGTATTGTTTTTTGCAGTTTGTTCTGCAATTTCTTGTTGCAATGCTATGTTCCAACCGTTTTGAGCAAGTGCTTTTAGTATTTGTTCGTTCGTAACTGCACTATCTTCTTGCACAACATTAAATAAATGTGTTTCATACTCATCAATTGGTTTTTCTGCTAAATTGCTACAAAATTTAATTTGTAATGTGCTTTTTATAATATCAAATCCAACCACTTTCATTTTTAATGAATTCACTTAAATCTCCTATTTAAATGCAGGTCCCATCGCCCAACATACTGCCGTGTACCTTTCTCCACTTGTTACAGGTGTAACTCCATGTTTAACATAGGATGGAAAAACGATTATACTACCTTGGGTTGGTTTGTCAATTTGGTCTTTTAAATCTTCAAATTCAAATGCTCCGCCCTCATAATCTTTTGGATTACTTAAAAATAATATTGCTGAGATTTTACGAGTTATTTTTTCATCATTGGGAAGCTCTGTATCTTTGTGACGGTTATAGTGTCCGCCGTCAACATATCTACCAATTTGAATTGGCTGAACGTCAGTAAGAGCGTAATTCCATTTTGCTGATTTGTTTGCTACAGTAATGTAAGACCTTAAAATACATTCTGCTATAGATAAAGGGGTATCAAAAACTATCTCTGTTTTTCTTACGCAATGATCTGCTATGTATCCATTGTTTGTATTAAAAGAACCTTCTTGCTTATGTTCCCATCGTGTATTTTTTATAATATGTTCACATATTTCTTTTGGGATAACGGAATCCCATTTCCAAAATAAACTTGGCATTATTCAGGCGCTACAGGGAATTCAACATTCCAAGGAAATCCATTTTGTAAAGGTAAATCTCTTAATTTTTGTCTGTACTCAGCCCATGCTTGTTTTTTAGTTTCATCATTTACAGGTTGTGGATGATCAGTAGCTTGAGTGAAGTCTGAACGTATTAACAATCTATTTCTTGTTCTTCTGATTGAATATGATTGCTCTTCAGTCCTTTGATTTATTTCTTCTTGTGTAGCGTCACGAATAACAAATGTTTTTCTCCATACATTATCAGAATGTTTTGTTAATCCAACATCTTCTGCGGTTTTAGTATGCTCAACAGTTGGTGTCTCATAATTATAGTCAAAAACTCCATACCAATACGGCTCTGTCTCTGATGCTGTTGCTTTTTCAGAAAAAGTTACAGTTGGGTATAGTGTTTTAAAGTTTGTATAAAGCATGGGAGGGGACTCTACCATTCCCACAGGAACGCCATTTCCATCTCCGCTTGTTAGCTTAATAACTAATTGTTGATCCATATTTATTTCCTTTTATATATTATATCTTTTATGGCGCTGAATTGTTAGGGTAAGATTTTCCTGTGCCACCATAAATAATACGAATACCACCTCGTCCACCATTACCACCCGCATAGCTCGGTAAAGCAGGACTAGAACAACTTGCACCGCCGCCACCGCCACCATAAACTGCGCCTGCTCCACCTGTGCCTTCAGGACCTGTAGAAGGGCTACCACTTGCACCGCCTGAGCCACCACCGCCACCCGTGTAAGTTGAAGTGCCACCTGCACCGCCACCGCCACTAGCTCCCTGAACAATTAATCCAACGCCACCGCCACCTGAACCGCCTCCATTTGCACTTCTAGGTCTGCCTGATGAAGCGCCTCCCCCTCCCCCTGCACCACCTGATCCTGAACTCCCATTGCTTAGTGGTGCAGTTGGTGGCGCAAGAAGTCCACCTTTTCCTCCGCAACCTGCGTACCCTGCCGCGCCACCGCCACCCCCCTGGTCACCCGCAACCGTGCTCTGATACCTAACCGCACCTATTCCATTTGCTATATTACCTGGAGTGGCAGAACCACCACCACCTAAAGCTTCAATTAATTTAGTTGCTCCCCTTGCAATATAACTAGGAGAACCCGTTTGGAAGAAGCCACAAGTACTCGTACCTCCTATACCACCTGGACCAACAACAACGGTTAATACCTCACTTGGTGTTACAGGGATACAATTTGTATAAGATAATCCGCCACCAGCTAAGCCGTTACCTGGGCAACCTGGAGAACACCAAGATCCGCTTGATCCACCACCAACACAAACTACAGATATTTTACTGACACCTGATGGAACAGTAAATGTAAAAGAGCCCGCAGTTCCATAGGTAGCGCATCCAAAAGGAACAAAATTTGATTTGCCATAAAAGCATGTTGGCATAACAATTGCTCCTGTTGGAACACCTGCTAATGACCTAACAGGAGCGCAATTAAGGCTCATTTGAGTAGAACCTGTGCCACCTAGTTCTACTTGAATAGATACACCTGCTGTGGTACCCGCTATGCTTATCGGACCTGACGTATTAAGAGCCATTATTTAGCCTCTAATATTTTAACTTTTTCTGATAATTCTTTGATGGCTTCAATAAGCAATGGAACAAGTTTATCGTAGTAAACAGTTTTATAATCGGCGCCTTCGAAATTAGCATTAATTGGAGCGTCTGTTACAACTTCAGGTAATACAGCTTCTACTTCTTGTGCTGATACACCAACTTGAAGTCCGTCATTGTTATATCCTAATTTTTTAGCTGTTTCGTTTTCGGTAAAATAATAACCATTGAGAGCAAGAACTTTGTCTAGTGCGTTAGGGATAGTACCTTTAAAATCTTTTAGCCTTGCGTCGGAATAAAACGCAGTCACGTTATTTGTTGCGCGAATTTCACCCGATGTACCCGAAGCCGCTGTACCTACACCAAACGAGCCAAATTGAACAGATGACGCTGTACCAATAGATTGTGGTGTTGATAATGTAATAGAGCCTGAACCGTTAGTGACAACAATTTGATTTGATGTGCCTGTAAGTGTCGTTTTTGTAAGCGTATTGCCTGTTGTATTACCAATTAAAATCTGACCGTCAGTGTATGTAGTTTGACCTGTTCCGCCGTTCGCTACAGGCAATGTACCTGTGACATTTGATGCAAGGTTACAATATGTTGTAGATGTTGAACCTGTTCCACCGTTAGCAATAGCTAGTGTGCCCGCTACAGAAACCGCTCCTGATGTTGCAGTTGATGGAGTAAGTCCTGTAGAACCAAAGCTAATTGTGGTTACACCACCTGCCGCAGGGGTTGACCATGCAGGAATACCGCCTGAGACTGTTAAGATTTGACCTGTAGTACCAATTGCTAATCTTGTAGCAGTAGGACCTGTACCTTCGTAAATCATATCCCCAACAGTAGTCATAGGGTTTAATGCGTCAAATGCCGCGCTTGCTGTAGTCTGACCTGTACCACCCGATGTAATAGGTAGGGTACCTGTTACACCTGTACTTAATGGTAAGCCTGATGCGTTTGTTAAAGTGACAGCGCTTGGTGTACCTAAATTAGGTGTTGTGAATACAGGGGATGTTGTTAGAGCAATACTACCTGACCCTGATACGTTTTGTCCTAGCGCGCCTGCGACACCTGTACCAAAAGAAGTAATACCTGTACCGCCGTTACCGACAGCTAAAGTACCTGCGACTGTTACAGCACCTGATGTTGCTGTTGAAGGGGTTAATCCTGTTGAACCAAAAGAAATAGTTTGGACATTAGTCGTGGAAGCAGAAGATGCAAGAAGCTTTACAGTTCCTGCACTGTTCTTAAAGTACAGCTTTTCGTCAAGCGTGTTTAGCGCTAGTTCTCCCGCGACAAGATTGCCCGCAGAAGGAGTTGCCGACGCGGTTGTGCTGTAGTAAAGAGATATTGGGGTATAACCTGCTTGTGCCATAATTAGTCCTTTTAGAGCCTAAAGTTTAACATATTAATTAAAAAGTTCCACCACTAATACCGCCCGTAATTGCATTTGTAGTGCCGTTATAGGTTAAACCTGAATTAGTTAATTGTGGTAAGTTGCCTGTTGTTGCGGTTACAAAAGTCAAGTAATTTGTGGTTGCCGAACCTGTTGTAATTGCAGTATTTGATGCGTTTGTTGCGTTTGTAACAGCTGTTGAACCGATTGCGGTAGCTATTTCTGATCCTGTGGCGGCTGTGAAAGGAGAAGAGCCGTTACCATAAAGAACGCCTGTGAGTGTGGTAGCTCCTGATCCGCCTGACGCTACAGGTAGTGTTCCTGTAGTGAGAGCTGAGGTCGATGTAGCGTAAACAGCGCCATTCGTAGTAAAGGATGTTAATCCCGTACCGCCATTAGATGTAGCTAACGTACCCGCTAAAGTAACAGCGCCACTTGTAGCCGTTGATGGCGTAAATCCTGTGCTTCCTGCACTAAATGATGTTACTCCGCCTGTTGTAGCTTGCCAAGAAGGGATGCCTCCTGAAACTGTTAATACTTGTCCTGAAGTTCCAATAGGTAATCTTAATGCGCTAGCTCCTGCTCCCTCATAAATTATATCCCCTAATGTAGTCATTGGGCTTAGAGCATCAAATGCCGCTAATGCAGTTGTTTGTCCTGTACCACCATTAGCGATAGGGAGTGTGCCTGTTACACCTGTAGAAAGCGGTAATCCCGTACAGCTTGTAAGCGTTCCTGATGAAGGAGTACCTAAAGCAGGAGTCACTAATGTAGGTGACGTAGCAAATACAAGTGATCCTGTACCTGTCTCATCAGTTACAGCGTTTAGTAAATTGAGCGATGTTGGTGATCCTAAGAATGTTGCAACACCTGTACCTAAGCCACTTACGCCTGTGCTAATAGGCAGATCTGTACAACTTGTTAATGTTCCCGATGAAGGCGTGCCTAGTGCAGGGGTGACTAATGATGGTGATGTAGATAAGACGACACTACCCGTACCTGTTGAAGATGTAACTCCTGTACCACCACTTGCCACAGGTAAAGTGCCTGTAGTAAGAGCGGAAGTAGATGTTGCGTAAACAGCGCCGTTATTAGTAAATGATGTTAATCCTGTGCCACCATTTGTAGTACCTAATGTTCCTGTAACGCCTGTAGACAGTGGCAATCCTGTACAGCTTGTTAAAGTTCCTGAAGATGGGGTTCCAAGATTAGGTGTTACAAGAGTTGCAGATGTAGACAATACAACATTACCTGATCCTGTGGTTGCTGTAGAAGAAGCCGCTGTTAATTGACCTTGCGCATTAACTGTAAAGTTTCCAATTGTGTACGCGCCTGCTGTGACTGTAGTATTTGCAATACTTACAGTAGATCCTATAAGCTCTAATCCTGTGCCAAATGTATAACCACCTGAAGGACCACCCACTTGTACGAAAACAAGCGCTGTAGTTCCAATAGTAATTGGAAGCTGTGTTGTTAGAACCCAATTTGTTGTGGCTTGTGATGATCCTGCAATCACATAGAATGTATCCCCTGGTCCTACTTGATTAGCTCCTGAGCCTGATGTATTCATATCTGCGGATCTAACCATTGACCAATTTGTTGATGCTGATCCTTGATTAGTTAGTACATATACCCCGTTTTGTGCACCACTTGCTTGGTTTTTAATTAGGATACGAGTGCCGTTTGTTACGTCAGTTGCAGTCATCGTAACACCGTCAACTACAAGAGCCGCTTGTGCTCCTGCATTTGTAAGTGTTGCTCCTACGCCCGAACTTCCATTGTTGTATGTAACTGTATAGGCTACTGTAGAGGCAACTTGAACAGGTTCGTGATAATTAACATTAGAAACAGCGGCGTCTACATATTGTTTTGTAGCAAGCTGTAAAGCTTGTGTTGGGTCTTGCGTTACAGTGACTGATGTTAAACCTGCGGGGGTTAACGTAGTACCACCAAGAGATACAGGGGTTGTACCAATAGTAATTGCGCTATTTGTTAATGAGCTGTTTGCAATATTGCTTATTGTATTTAAGCTTGCGTTAATTGTTTTGTTTGTTAGTGTATCTGTTGATGCTCTTGCAACTAAAGTATCAGTTCCTGAAGGTACAGTAACAGTTCCTCCGTTGGTAATTGATGAAATAGTAGGTGCTGTAAGCGTTAATCCTCCAATTGTAGAAGCTGTACCACCTAATGATACGGATGTAGAGCCAATAGTGACAGAACTATTGGTTAATGATGCATTTCCAATATTTGATAATGTATTTGATGACGCATTAATTGTTTTATTAGTTAATGTTTGCGTTCCATTTAATGTGGCAACTGTTCCTGTATCAATAGCAATTGTCACAGCTGTTGCACCTGAATAAGATGTGCCTGTAAGACCTGTTCCAATAGTTAAAGCGCTCGGATTAACTGCTGTAATTGTTGTGCTACCACCTAAACTAATTGCAGATCCGTTAATGGTGACAGAGCTGTTAGTAAGAGCTGAGTTACCAATATTAGATAATGTATTTGTAGAACCGCTAATTGATTTACTTGTTAGCGTGTCTGTAGTGTCTCTGCCTACTAATGTTGTTGTGGCTGTAGGTAATGTAACTGTTCCTGTGTTTGAGATTGATGATATTACAGGGGTTGTTAATGTTTTATTTGTAAGTGTTTGAGAACCTGTAAGTGTTGCTACAGTGCTATCAATTGCAATAGTTACAGGAGCTGATCCGTTATATGATGATCCTGTTAATCCTGTGCCAATAGTTAACGCGTTACCAAGAACAGCGGTAATTGAACCTGATGAGCCAAGCGCAATAGATGTTCCGTTAATAGTAATTGAACTATTTACAAGCGATCCGTTGGCAATATTTGTAAGCGTATTAGTTAAACCACTGATTGTTTTGTTTGTTAGTGTGGTTGTACTTGATGCTGTTACTACAGCTACACCATTCGATGTTAATGTTGTAAATGCGCCTGATGAAGGTGTTGTTGCACCAATAGGAGTGTCATTAATTGATCCTGTAGTTACTGTAACACCTGTAAGAGAGCCACCTGTAATGGAGACAGAGTTACTGTTCTCATTTGCCATTGTGCCCAATCCCGTAATGTCCGAACTAGGAATTGTTGCGGATGCGGTCATGACTGATGCGCCATTGCCTTTTACATAACCTGTAAGTGTTGCAACACCTGTTCCGCCACTAGGAACATTTAATATTCCACCAAGAACTACATTTCCTAATTGAGGTGATGATGGTGTAAGCCCTGTAGCACCCGCACTAAAACTATCAACATGATTTCCTACAACCGCTAGTTCATTCCAACCACCTGAACCGTAAGCCTCGTACACTGAAGTTTGTGTGTTGTATCGGATTTGACCGTCTTGTCCTAAAGGTCTTTGTCCAATTGTTCCAATAGGAATTGTTATAGCTCCCGAGCCTGGTATGATTGGGTTAGCTACCATAGCAATTGTTGGGTCGCCATTTACGCCCGTTCCGTTTGCTACGGAGATTTGATTAGCTGTCCCTGTAATTATGCGTGGGTTTATTGTAGAGCCACTATAGGTAACTATGCCTGACCCTGTTAATTGAGCTAAGGTTAAAGGTAAGCCTGTAAGACTTATAGTTGGATTTCCACCAATAGCATTACCATCAGCGACTGATAAACCTACTGTACCTGCGTCTATTTCTCTGCTTGCTAATGTTGAAGCTCCTGTTTTGGTAATTAATCCATCACCAAGTGCATTTAATGTTGATATAGCACCTGTTAAGCCAATAACAATATTTGATTGTGCTCCATTATCAGTTAGTGTTAATCCTGAACCTACAGAAAAATATCTGCTGTTAGCTAATGAAGATTCATTATTTACTGTAATGAAAGTTTGTGTTAGTGAGGGACCTGAAGTGATTGCACCTGTAGTTGTTTGTACGGTTACGCCGTTTTGTACTATAGGAACTGCTTCGGTACCTGTAAGGGTTCCCGCGGCGGGTAATTGGGTTATC